ACTTTACCTGCAAATTCAGTGGAGTTTTTAGAAAAATATCCAACTGAAGTTATTTGGTCTTCAACAGCAATTAAAGCAGCAAAAGTAGGATTTACCAACTAAGAACAATGAAACTAATCAGAGAAGAAATTGAAAAAGTAGAAGTTCTAACCGAAGGAACCGGTAAGAATCAGAAACTTTATATTCAAGGACCTTTCCTTCAAGCAGAATGTGTGAACCGTAATGGTCGTATGTATCCTTATTCCATTATGGAAAAGGAAGTAAAGCGTTATAATGAGCAGTATGTGCAAAAAGGCCGTGCTCTAGGTGAACTAGGTCATCCCGATGGTCCAACTGTAAACCTTGATAGAGTTTCGCATAAAATCGTCTCTCTGACTTGTGAAGGAAATAATTGGATTGGTAAGGCACAAATACTTTCAACTCCAATGGGTAAGATTGCAGAATCTCTCCTAAAAGATGGAGTGACTCTTGGCGTTTCCTCTCGTGGTATTGGATCACTAAGAGAAAACAATAAGGGTTATAAAGAAGTTGGCGAAGATTTTATGCTTGCAACTGCTGCTGATATCGTTGCCGACCCTTCCGCACCTGATGCTTTTGTTCAGGGAATTATGGAAGGAAAGGAATGGGTATGGGATGGAGGCATCCTAAGAGAAAAGTTAGCAGAGACTACAAAAAGAAGAATAAATAACCTTGTAGACCAACGAGTTCTTGAAGAACATAAGTTGGCGCTATTTAGTGAGTTTTTAGACTCATTGTAATTTCTCAATTTATAAATAAATATAGATTAAAACTAAAGGTAATCGGAGAGTTCAAATGTCTCGTGGAGATTTACAAGAAATGGAAGTAGGCACTAAGCAATCCAAAACCGCTGTCAATGCTGGTGCTAAGGCAGCGGATCCAATGCCAAAACTGGCAGGTGGTGCTGTTGCTGGACAAAGCGGTTCTTGGGAAGATCTGGGTGGTCCTACACCAGAAAACTATAAGTCTGATGATGATTCAGCAAAGCTGAAGACTCCAGGTGCTACTTTAAGCAAAGTAAGCAATGTTGTTAATAAGGGTGCGAAAGCTCCCGATGGAATGGCATCTCTTAAGAAAGAGGATGCTGAATATGATGAGGACGAAGAACTCCTCGAAGATACCGAAGAAGTAGTATCAGAAGCAGAGGATAAGGAAGAAGAAGAGAAGGGTGAGAAGTCCAAGAAGAAGGGTGAAGGAGATGCAACATCAGATGAAGATGGGGATGAAGAAGAGGAAGAAATGAAGGAAGAGTTTAGCATCGATGAAGATGTTAATGCTCTCCTAGAAGGTGAAGAACTCTCCGAAGAGTTCCAAGAAAAAGCAAAGATCATCTTCGAAGCTGCTATCCGTTCTAAGGTTTCCGAAATTAAGGAATCCCTAGAGCAACAGTATGAAGCAGCACTTCTAGAAGAAGTAGAAGAAATTAAGAGTCACCTCGTAGAAAGAGTTGATTCATATCTTGAGTATGTTGCGGAAGAGTGGTTCACCGAGAACGCTCTTACCATTGAGCATGGTCTCAAGACCGAAATGACAGAATCCTTCCTCTCTGGAATGAAGGATCTTTTTGAAGCACATTATGTATCAATCCCTGAAGATAAATATGATGTTCTTGAGAGCATGGTAGAAAAACTTGATGAGATGGAAGAAAAACTCAACGAGCAAATTGAAAGAAATATTTCACTCAACAAGCGTCTCGCAGAGTCGGTTGCTGATGGAATCTTTGATGAAATTTCTGAAGGTCTAGCACTTTCTCAGAAAGACAAGCTCGCTTCACTTGCCGAAAGTGTTGAGTTTGAAAGTGAAGAACAATATCGTGAAAAACTAGAAACTCTAAGGGAAGCATATTTCCCCAAGAATGCTAGTTCAACAAAGGTTAAGTCTGAATCACTATCAGAGGGTGTAGACATTGCTCATGAGTCAATCTCAGGATCAATGGCTAACTATCTGAATACCCTTTCAAGATTTAGCAAGTAATTGAATTTAATATAATTCAAACAAAAACAGTCACACTACAAAGGTAAACGCAAATGTTCCATTCAGAGCAATTGCAGGAAAAGTGGGCACCTCTATTGGATTATCAGGGTCTAGACCCTATCAAAGATTCACATCGTAGAGCTGTAACCGCTGTCCTGCTCGAAAACCAAGAAAAGTTCCTCCGCGAGGAAAACTCTTTCGCAAATTCAGGTTCATTCCTGACAGAATCACCAACCAACTCAACTGCATCCGGTGCAACTGCTGGTTTCGGTGGTAGCGCACAAGGTTTCAGTGCTGGTCCCACCGCAGGTTTCGACCCAGTTCTGATCAGCCTCATCCGCCGCGCAATGCCTAACCTGGTCGCTTATGACCTCGCTGGCGTTCAACCAATGAACGGTCCTACTGGACTCATCTTTGCAATGCGCTCACGCTATGTAAATCAGAGCGGCGCAGAAGCATTCTATGATGAAGTAGATACCGCATTCTCTGGTCAGGATACTGGATACAACAACACCGCTGGTTGGACCAATGGTGGTGTTGGTATGGGTACTACTGCACAAGCAGGAACCAACCCAAGTGTTCTCAACCCAACCGCATCTGCAACCGAAACCGATTATAACCTCGGTCAAGGTATGCGCACTGATTACGCTGAATCTCTTGGAGAAAGCGATCAGTTCAATCAGATGGCATTCTCAATCGAGAAGGTCACTGTTACTGCTAAGAGCCGTGCTCTGAAAGCAGAATACAGCCTTGAGCTTGCTCAGGATCTGAAGGCAATTCACGGTTTGAATGCTGAAGCAGAACTCGCTAACATTCTTTCTAGCGAAATTCTTGCTGAAATCAACCGCGAAGTCATCAGAACCATCTACAAGGTTGCTGAGCAGGGTGCTGTTCAGAACGTAGCAACTCCTGGTGTATTTGACCTCGATATCGACTCAAACGGACGTTGGTCTGTTGAGAAGTTCAAGGGTCTCCTCTTCCAGATCGAGCGTGATGCTAACGCAATCGCTCAGAGAACTCGTAGAGGAAAGGGCAACATCATCATGTGTTCTGCTGACGTTGCTTCAGCACTAACCATGGCTGGTGTTCTCGACTACACCCCTGCACTCAACGCTAACCTGAACGTTGATGATACTGGCAACACCTTTGCTGGTACTCTAATGGGCAAGTTCCGCGTATATATTGACCCATATGCTGCTAACCTGACTTCCGCTAACGGAACTCCTGGCAACCAGTACTATGTTGTCGGTTATAAGGGTTCTTCACCTTATGACGCTGGTCTCTTCTATTGCCCATATGTTCCCCTCCAGATGGTTCGTGCCGTTGGAGAGAACACCTTCCAGCCCAAGATTGGCTTTAAGACCCGTTATGGTATTATCGCTAATCCATTCGCTGAGGGTCTTGATCAGGGTCAAGGTGCTCTTAACACCAATAAGAACCGCTACTACAGAAGAGTTGCTGTGAAAAATCTAATGTGATCCATTTCACATAAATTTATCCAGAGGGTCTTCGGACCCTCTTTTTTTATCTAAATAATTAAAAAAAATGCCGATCAATACCAGCACTAAAAATATAAGTAGAAACCAAATAGAGAATAGAAATTATCTTTCTCCAGTAGGTTTTAGATTTACTCTAACTCGCTCACCTAAGGTTGCATTTTTTTCCAATAGAGCAAACATCCCTGGACTAACTTTAGGTATTGCAAATCAACCAACTTATCTTAAGGACATCGATCTTCCAGGAGATAAAATAGAGTTTCAAGATTTTACACTGAGTTTTCTAGTCGATGAAAATCTTGAAAACTATATGGAAATTCAAAAGTGGATTCGTGGATTAGGATATCCAGAAAGTCTTGCTGAGATTTATGACTTTCAAAGAACAAATGATAATTTTGAACAACCCATGAAATCTCAACTTGGGTTATACTCAGATGGATCATTAATTGTTATGTCAAGTTCCCAGAATTCTAACTTTAAAGTGAACTTTAAGGATATGTTTCCATATGATTTATCACCACTTCAATTTGATGCCACACAAACAGACATTGAATATTTGACTGCAGATGTATCTTTCAAGTATACTATCTACAATATAACTGATATGAATGATGAGAAATTATGAGTATTGATTTAGATTCAATACAAAGGATGTGGGAATCTGATTGTAAGATTGACCCAGATAATTTGCATACAGAATCTTTAAATATTGCATCTCTACACGCAAAATATTTTGATTTATATAACAACATCCTTTTATTAAGAAAAAAAGCAGATCAACAAAAGAGAAATATTAGACACCAACGCTATGAGTATTATTCCGGAAAAGCAGATCCTGATGTTTATGTGGAGAATCCATTTCCTAAAAAGATTCGTGATAAAGAAACTCTTCAAAAATACTTAGATGCTGACGATAAACTTTCTCAGTCATCATTGAAAGTAGAATATTATGATGTCATTCTAAAATACCTAGAAGATATTATAAAGATGATTCATAATAGAGGTTATCAAATCAAGAACGCAATTGAATATATGAAATTCCAATCCGGATTAGGATAACTAAATACTCATAGCAATTATTATTTGTTATGAGTGAAGTAATTATTCATAAGAAAAATGAGGTTTACATCAAGTTAGAATGTGAACCTCATATTTTGTATGAACTCCAAGAATATTTTACTTTTGAAGTTCCTGGGGCAAAGTTTATGCCTCAGATGAGAAGTAAGCATTGGGACGGATATATCAGATTATTATCAGTACATACAGGGGAGATTTATGTAGGATTACTCCCTAAGGTAATAGATAAACTTAATTTACACAATTATACCTACGAGTTTAGGGAAAATAAGTTTTACGGTCTTCCATTTGAAATTAACGAAGAGATTTCATATGAAGGCGTGAAAGATTACATGAATTCTATTTGTGCTCATTCTCCACGCGAGTATCAAGTAGAGGGAGTATATGATGCTCTACGGCATAACCGAAAACTATTGATAAGCCCAACTGCCAGCGGCAAATCGTTGATGATTTATTCCCTCGTAAGATATTATGTGGATAAAGGCGAAA